TAATTAGGTAGATGGTTGTCCTTGATCATCGCTTGCAATTTTATCGCTGTACGCTTCCAAGCGATCCAGCGCAATTTGATTGACCTGCACAGTGTGCGTGTTGCCACCGTCAACAGGGTTAAGTTCCTCAGTGGCCCGCACCTCGTTAATGTTCATCACACCGTTTTGCAGCATCTGCGTGTAGAAGCTGGCGCGCGCTTGCATGTCGCCCCTGAACAGGTCGTTAAGGCTAAACTTGAAATAGTGGCTTCGCGCTTCTTGCGTCGTAAGCAACTTGGATGCAAGCTCTTGTTCGATGCGTTTGGCCCAGGGCAACACGGTGTGGCGTGCGAACATAAGGTTCTGTTGCTCGACGTTGTTATATGTCGTTTGGCTTTCGAGCTGAACCAGGGCAGGCGGCACAGAAAAGATGCGGCAAATTTCTTCAGCTTGAAACTTGCGCGTTTCAATAAACTGCGCTTCCTCGGGCGCGATGCTGATGCGGCTGTATCTGAATCCAAAGGGTAACAGTTTAGTGCCGGCGCTGGTCATGGACCCGTTCCACGATTTTTGCAGCGTCTCCATCTGTTCAGACTTCAACGGCTGCTCGCTGGACAGCACGCCGGTCATCTGTCCACCGTTGCCAAAGTATTGGCTGCCGTAGTCCTGCGCGGCCTGAGCCAGTCCCAGGTTCTCGCGGTGCAGTTGAATAGGCGACTTGCGGTACAGATTGCAAATCTGCAACATGTCCTCCTCGGCCACTACCGTGCCGTCTTGCAGTTTAAATACTACCGTGCGGTCATTGACCACACGCCGTTCGACCAAATCAGTGTCGACGCACTGCAATGCAACAGGCACACCGCCAGCGCCGCGCGTAATGACAGCGTAACCGCATCCCTTCAGGACCGCATTGGCTAGGATCGTTTCCCAGAAGTAGAACGGCGTTTCATGTGGGTTCGGCTTGAACGTGCAAACGTCAACGGCTGGGTGCTGATATACCAGGTCGCGGCGGCGACCGTCGGTACTGTACAGGTTTAGGCCCAAGCTGGCCACCGTACTGGCAATTTTGTAAACGCATGCATACACAGTGGAGATGCGCACGCTGGTATCGTGGGTGACGTTGGAGCCGGCAGCGGTAGTGCCATACAAGCCGACAGCGGCCACAACGTCTTCGGGCCGATCTAGGCCCACGCGCATACGCGCCTCTTTTACAAATCGTTGTATGCGATTAGCCATACTGCAAGATAACAAGGGCAAGGCACCGTCGCGCCCTGCCCCGTCATTAAACCAAATATGTACCTCACAAGCTCAAAACCTCCAATAAAGGTTCTTCCTCCTGTGCATTGTTAAAGTAACAACCCATAGCCATAATGGACGCCACAATGCCGTCGACTTTCTGACTCTCGCTGTTCTTCTTCTTCGTCACCTTGATGTTGTCGGCTTCGTCGCGCGCTAGGTGTACGCAGCCCATTTGCCACCGCAAGACATCGTGGCCACCATGCAGCACCTTGCCCTTGCACATCAGCAATTCAAACTGCTTGGTTGGGTAACTCATGCTGGCGTACCCTTGACCGAATGGCTGGCAGTCGATGCCATCGAGAAACGGCACAACCAGGTGAGCTATATACCGGTCATAAGCCAAAGCCTGCAAGTCGTAGTCCAGCGCCAGCTGTTTGATGTACTCGCGCACGGCTACCATGTCAGTCACATTGCCGTCGGTGATGGACACAAAGCCCAAACGCTGAAACGTGTAATAGTCGATGCCGCCGCTGAGCTGCTTGCTGTTGGCCTTGTCCTCATTCACAAAATGGTGGCACTTCAGATAGAAGCAGTCATTGACCTCATCACGAAAGATGAGCGCCACAGCCGTCAAGTCTTTGGTGCTGGACAGGTCCATGCCCGCATAGCATGGTAGCTTTTTCAAGTACGCCTCGTCGACCTGATCGCCGCCGCGCATGAACTCGGCGTCAGTGATCCACCGTTCCTCGCTTGCGGTCCATATGTTCAGGTGCAAACGCAGGAAGGTGTTGATTTGGCGCGGGTTCTCTTTGCATCGCTTTACCTCCTGCTCGAAATAATCCTTCTTGCAAATTGTACCGTAACCAGGGTTCGCCTTTTGCCACGTCGCCTCCTGCGTCCAGTCGTCATCCTTATCAGCAGCGTAGATAACCGGCAAGAATGTCTCATCCTCCACGCTTCCTTCCTTGACCTTTTGGGCGTAATCATGCAGCTCCCAACATATGGAAGATGTGTCATGCCCAGCGGTAGTGATGGCAATCACCAGCGGTTGCGTGCGTGCGCCCGTCGAGGTCTTCAGAACATCATACAAGTCGCGATCAGGAAACACGTGCAGCTCGTCCAGTATGACGGCATGGGCGTTGAATCCATGCTTCGTGTTGGCTTCAGCCGATATGGCTTTGTAAAAGCTGTTCTTGTAGTGGATGGAGTTGCGCAGCACCTTGCCGTGGCCCGAGAGCTTCGGGTTGGTGGCGCACATAGCTGATGCGATTTCAAAGACGATACGCGCCTGGTTGCGGTCACCCGCTGCCGAGATAATTTCAGCGCCTGGCTCGCCGTCAGCGAATAGCATGTAAAGGGCGATGGCGGCGCAAAGATTGCTTTTGCCATTCTTCCTAGGTACTTCGATGTACGTCTGCCGATACTGGCGCAAACCATCCTCGCGAAGCGTACCGAAAAGAGGTCGTATGATGTCGTCTTTCTGCCAGTCCTCCAATATGAACGGCTTGCCACCCAACGCCCCTTTGACGTGCGTGCAATACGTCTCAATCCACCTGACCGCGTGTTCGCCCCGTTCCTCATCATAATAGCCGGCCATGGTCTAAAATGTACTGAACAGCCGATCGCGCGCCGCTGGTGTAGGTCTTCTCCTGTGTCATGCCGCAATGATGCCACACCACGTCCAGTTGTTCCTCGTCGGTAAATGGGAAGGCGTCAACGCTAAAACCCAGCCTGACAATAAACACGCCTCGGTAACTGCTGCTGGCGTTTTCGAAGGCGTCGTTCAGCTCATGCAAGCTGGCCAACGTCTTTGGCGCGCTCAGTCGCTCACCGGGATTCTTCCATTCGAACATGCACCAGAAGTTCTTGGCGTGGTTGCGATAGATGCAGTCCACGTCATGGATCGTGACGGTACTGGGCGTCATCTCATCCAGGTACAGGTTCATGGGATGGATGCGGCTTCGGTTTCGAATCTGGGTCATGCGAAGTCTGGGTCTTCGATTTCGGCGCTACTGATACCGATAGCCTTGATGTAAGCGCGCTTCTTGTCGCGCAGCCTTTGCAGTTCGATGTACTCGGGTCGCGACTTGATGTACGTCTGTCCCTTGTCGCCCTGGGTTTCGTACACCATGCCCTCGCGGTCTACGATGTCCTGCAACGTGCGCTCCTCGTCAATAATCTTGGCCAACGTAAACAGCAGCTCGCGCGTGTTCTCGTCGGGTTCGCCTGTGCGGCGCATGTTCTCTACTAGCTTGTCAAATGTGTTCATAGGGTTGTGGGTCGTAACTGGCGAAGCGCAAGGCGGCAAGGCTGCGACTGTTGCAGCGGTCAAGCACTACGCCTAGGATTTGTTCAATTTCATTTAGTTGGTCGTCGAGATCGCCGCGCCGCCGGGCGAATCCATACAAGCCACCGCCAGCACTGCGGGCACAGAAAACGATGTCGGCACATTGCGCAGCGCGTTGCTTGACTTGGTCATGTTGCAAGTGCGGGTTGTGCTTCAGATCAATGTCGAATTGCACTATGCTACTGGTGCTGTGTAGATGCTCCAAACGTCGACCGCCCACGAACATGCCGTGCGGCATCAATGCTGGCCGGTCACATTTGTCTATGGTGAGCTTGCTTGTCTTGGTGGATTGAATCCACGCCGAAAGTGTCACAGTACGCGGTTGAGTTGAGGTGCATGCAGCTAATACGCTGACGCGCTGATTTTGCCAGGTCATGTCATACAAGGTTTTCCCTAATATACACAATAACAGGCAGATACCGACACAGGGAACCGCCGAAATTTTCGCGCCCCGTATACGAATG